AGATGACGGAGCAACATCTTACAACGATGGCAGGGTCGGCACAGCCTACATTCAAGAACTGCGTTTTAATACGTATTGTGAACGCTTGCAAGGTCTACTAATAGAAGAACTTAATCAAGAATTTAAACGCTATCTACTTGAGAAAGGTATCAACATTGATACTAATATGTTTGACATTGAGTTTGAAGCACCCCAGAACTTTGCTGCTTATAGACAATCAGAACTAGACAACGCTCGTGTTCCAACATTTACACAAATGAGTGCTATACCATATGTATCTAATCGCTTTGCACTAGAACGCTTCTTAGGTTTAACCAAAGAAGAGATTGCAGAAAACGAAAGATTATGGCGCGAAGAAAATGATGAAAACGTACAACCATTGCCAGCAGATGCAGCAGCAGAAATGCGCGGCGTAGGAATTAGTTCAGCAGGTATGGGTGCAGATCTAGCAGGCGCAGAAGATGAAATGGCAGCGCCAGAAGGTGGAATGGAAGGCGGAGAAGCACCGCCTCCTGAAACTGCTACAGGTGCAGGGGCACCAGCAGCAGGAGCCCCGACGGAGCAAACAATCTAAGATATAAATAATACTATGAAGTTGCGTGAATTCTTTTATTATGACAAAGAAACCTTATTACCTACCGAAGACGATAGGTATGATCCTATCTATGACGATTCTATCATTGATCTAGACGACACACGCAAGACACGTTTAACATTACGTCAAATTAATCGCGCTCGCAAAGCCGCTGAACTACATACAGAAGAAAAGACTAAAGAATTAGACTTTATTAAACAAATGTATGGAATAGCAGCACAGGCTGAAGCGGGTGCGATGTAATGCCAAAACTAGACAAGACACAATATTCAAAACAAGAATTTAAAAAAATAATGCAAGAAAGAAAACTTGCAAAACAACACCCATCTAATCATATTAAACAAACAACACCGCAAGACTCTAAAACAGCATTTGTTTTAGGTAATGGAATTAGTCGACAAGAAATAGACTTAACGCACTTACAACAATACGGTCCCGTTTACGGTTGTAATGCATTATACAGAGAATTTTCTCCGGACTACTTAGTTGCTGTAGATGTTAAAATGGTTATAGAAATCAACAAAGCAGGATACCAACAAAAAAATACGGTTTGGACAAATCTTAATAGAGCGTACAAAGATATGGAAGGATTTAATTACTTTAATCCTTCAAAAGGGTGGAGTTCAGGTCCAACAGCATTATATCTTGCAAGCCAACACAAATATGAAAGAATATTCATTTTAGGTTTTGATTACATGGGTTTAGAAAGTGGAAAACGTGTTAATAACTTGTATGCAGGAACACCTAATTATAAAAGAAAAGAGGACACAGCAACGTATTACGGTAATTGGTTGCGTCAAACTGAGCAAGTAATTAAAGAATCACCACAAATTCAGTTTAGAAGAGTAATATTGCCTGATAATTTTTGTCCCGGACAACTAAATAATTACAGCAATTTTGCAAACACATATATGAACGATTTTAAGAAAATGTTTAATTTTTCTTAAATTTTTGTTACATCTCACCGAAATAGCGCATTTTGAGCCTATATCTACGTAGTTTTCTGTATAAATAGTAAATAATAGTGACAGCCTTACCATAGGTAAAATAAATTATATAAAAAACATTTATAGGAGACATAAAAATGGCAAACCGCAATAAGTTTGAAGAAATGCTCGAGCGTTTGATCAACGAAGATCAAGCAGGTGCAGAAGAGCTATTCCACGAAATCGTGGTAGAAAGATCACGTGAAATTTACGAAAATCTTCTTGCAGAAGAATCAGATGATGAAGAAGTAGATGAGTCAGATGATGAAGAAGTAGATGAGTCAGATGATGAAGAAGTAGATGAGTCAGATGATGAACTAGAAGAAGATTTTGACCTAGACGAATTTGAAGTCGAAGCAGACGATGACGACATGGATATGGGCGGTGACGAAACCGACGACATGCTAGGCGACATCGAAGGTGGCGACGAAATGGACATGGACGACGAAGATTTAGAAGATCGTGTTGTAGACCTAGAAGATGCACTAGACGACCTAAAAGCAGAATTTGAAAAAATGATGGCAGGTGAAGAAGGTGACGAAGAAGGTGAAGACGACATGGACATGGACATGGACATGGACGACGAAGGCGAAGAAGACGACGCTGAAGAAGAGTCATACGAGTTTGAATCTGCAGATGAAGAAGTTGAAGAAAAAGCAACTGCAAAGTCTGAAACAGAGCAAATGAGAGAATATGTTGAAAAAGTATCTGCAAAGATGGGCGACAATGGTGCAAACACTAAGTCTCCAGTAGCAGGTAAAAACGACATGGGCGGAACTGCTGCAAATATTACAAGCGGCGGCGAGTCTAAAGGAGAAGGTACACAAGGTGGTTTAGCAAACCCTTCTACCAAAGAAGAGAATGCTGGCAACGTTAATGTGCCAGGCGGTAAAGCAAGCAAGAGCTTGAAGACCCAGCCAAAAGGTCACGGTGCAGAGAAGAAAGGCAGCGGTGACAATGGAGCCAACAAAAAATCAACAATTGGTTCTTAAGAAGAGGGCAGTTTGAATGAAAAACTTACGAGAGCATTTGACGTTCGACCAGGCTAATATAGTCGTTGAATCTGCTAACGAAGGCAAAGATCTTTTTATGAAAGGTATTTGTATCCAAGGCGGTGTACGCAATGCGAACCAGCGTGTGTATCCTGTAAATGAAATTGGCAGGGCTGTCAAAACTCTCAATGATCAAATTAGCGGAGGATATAGTGTTCTCGGAGAAGTTGATCATCCAGAAGGCCTAAACATTAACTTAGACCGTGTTTCACACATGATCACAGAAATGTGGATGGATGGAGCAAACGGTTATGGTAAGTTAAAGATTTTACCTACCCCAATGGGGCAGTTAGTTAAAACTATGCTAGAGGCCGGCGTCAAACTTGGCGTCAGCTCTAGAGGTTCTGGTAACGTATCAGAAGATGGTAACAACGAAGTCTCTGACTTCGAAATTATTACGGTAGACGTTGTAGCACAACCTAGTGCACCAGGCGCTTACCCAACTCCAATCTACGAGCACCTTATGAACGCTCGTGGCGGTTATAAGGCATATGAATTAGCACAGGCAACAAAACACGATGCAAAGGCACAAAAGTATTTAAAAGAATCGTTGATGAATATCATCAATCGACTCCAATAACAAGGAGAAATCAATATGTTGGATGCACTAAAAACTTTATTTGAAAACGACGTTGTTTCTGAAGAAGTTCGTGCCTCTATTGAAGAAGCCTGGGAATCAAAGATTAAAGAAAACCGTCAGCAGGCAACTGCTGAATTGCGTGAAGAGTTCGCTAAGAAATACGAACACGACAAGCAAACAATGGTTGAAGCAATCGACACAATGATTTCTGAGCGTCTAGCAACTGAAATTGAAGAATTTGCGGATGACCGTAAACAACTTGCTGAAGCAAAAGCAAAATATGCCGTAGCAATGCGTGAGAATGCAAACCTACTAAAAACTTTTGTTACTAAGCAGTTGAGCAAAGAAGTTGCAGAACTACACGAAGATCAGAAAGGTATAGCAGACAAGTTTGCTAAACTAGAAGAATTTGTGGTAGAGTCACTAGCAAAAGAAATTGCAGAGTTTTATGAAGATAAGAAAGATCTTGCAGGAACCAAGGTTAAACTTATCAAAGAAGCAAAAGCAAAATTTGCTGAAGTTCAAAAGAGTTTTGTTAAGCGTAGTGCATCAATGGTCGCTGAAACAGTGGAGAAAGGACTTAAAACAGAAATTACTTCACTTAAAGAGGACATTGAAGCAGCACGTCAAAATGATTTTGGACGTAGATTATTCGAAGCATTTGCTAACGAATATTCAAACAGTTATTTAAATGAAAAGTCTGAAACTGCTAAACTAATGAAAGTTGTAAATCTTAAAGAAAAACAACTAGCAGAAGCAAAGCAGGCTGCGCAAAAAGCAATTGAACTAGCAGAATCTAAGGAAACTGAGAAGAAGCGTTTAGTTGAAGCAGCACAGCGCAAAGACACAATTAATGAACTTACTGGACCTTTATCTAAAGACCAGAAAGAGATCATGATGGATTTACTGGAATCAGTGCAAACAGCCAAACTACGTTCGGCGTTTGACAAATACTTACCGTCAGTTATTGACAGCAAGGGTCCAGCGAAGCAGAAGGCAGTTATCACAGAAGGCAAAGAAGTAACAGGCAACCGTGACGAGGGTGTCACAACTAAAAAAGCAAGCGACGAAAATGTAATAGAACTTCGTCGTTTAGCAGGTTTATAATTAATTAAGGAGAAACCAAAATGTCAGAACTATTAGAAAGTCGCTGGCAGGACACCAAGACTGCACTTGTTGAAGGCCTATCAGGCACTAAGAAAGCAGTTATGGAAACCACTCTAGAAAATACTCGTAAGTACCTTTCAGAGTCGGCTACCGCGGGTGCTACTTCTGCTGGTAATGTTGCAACTCTTAACAGAGTTATCCTACCCGTCATTAGACGTGTAATGCCAACCGTTATTGCTAACGAACTAGTTGGTGTTCAGCCAATGACTGGTCCTGTGGGTCAGATCCACACTCTACGTGTTCGCTATAGCGACACAAACGGTAACGGCACAGGTGATGCTACTGCTGGTCAAGAGGCTCTAAGCCCATTTAACATTGCAGAGTCTTACTCAGGTAAGGCAGGCGCTGGCACTGCTGACGCTACAGGTGCAATGGAAGGTGTTGCTGGTAACAGACTAAGCATCCAGATCTTGAAACAAACTGTTGAAGCGAAAACTCGTAAGTTGAGTGCTCGTTGGACATTTGAATCAGCTCAGGACGCACAGTCACAGCACGGTATTGATGTTGAAGCAGAAATTATGGCTGCTCTAGCACAAGAAATTACCGCTGAAATTGACCAAGAGATCATTGCATCTCTATCTTCACTAGCAGGTGCTGCTATTGAAACTTACAACCAGGCTGCTGTAAGCGGTACTGCAACTTTCGTTGGTGATGAGCATGCTGCACTAGCAGTTCAAATCAACCGTGTTGCTAACGTAATTGCACAGCGTACACGTCGCGGCGCAGGTAACTGGGCTGTTGTATCTCCAACTGTATTAACTCTACTACAGTCGGCTACAACTTCAGCATTTGCACGTACAACTGAAGGCACTTTTGAAGCACCTACTAACACTAAGTTGGTTGGTACTCTAAACAATGCTATGAAGATCTACGTTAACACTTATGCTTCAAGCGATGACGTACTTGTTGGTTACAAAGGTTCTTCAGAATCAGACGCAGCAGCGTTCTACTGCCCATACATTCCATTGATGAGCAGCGGCGTTGTACTTGATCCTGCAACTTTTGAACCAGTAGTTTCATTCATGACTAGATATGGCTATGTTGAATTAACCAACACTGCTTCATCTCTAGGTAATGCAGCAGACTACCTAGGCAAAGTTGACGTTTCTAGTAACGCAGCAAACCTATCGTTCCAGTAATAGTAATATTACAACAACGAAAAAAGGGCACTTCGGTGCCCTTTTTTATTATCTAAAGAATATTGATAAATACTTGTGTCAAAGAGGAGTGCCTCTTGATGAGGACTTATGCGGTACCCACCGCGTAGACTTAGAACGTCAA